TGTATCCTCTGTGTCTGTGCCATAGGTTGCAATTCCAACAATTTTTGCAATAGTTAATCCCTCTATGTCGGTTATGGGTATCAAGTCGCCAGTTTGATTGCCTTTACTCCCGGTTGTTTCACACATCATCAAATAATAATATAACCGTGCATTGTCCCCATCCCATTTAGGACTTTCAGACATTACTATATAATTTAATTCGCTGTCTTGTAAGCTGAATCGTGTTCCCTCAGGTATTTTCTTGTTAAATTCACCCCTAACAATGGCATAAGTGGCTTCATTCAGAGATAAATTTTTTATTTTTGCATGTCTCTTCAAATATTCTATGCTTGCGGTATCGGGAAAGGCTTCTTTTTCTATTGCTTGTAACATAAGATATATTTTTGCAAATTCCAAACTTGCCGGGGCTACAGCGTTATAAATCAATGAGCCTTGTCTTTTATCAATTTTGCTCGGCACTCTTTGCAACATTCTATTTGTTATATCTCCAAAATCATAGTTGCTAGTAATCATGCTTCTATCACCTCATTTATGTAGAGCGTATCTGATATTTTGTTCTTCACCGCAAAACTAACATCGTATTTGCCTCTTTCTATATGGTTAATTTTAAAATCTATAATGTCCGTTATCCTATCATCTTGTAATAATGCTTCACGTATTCTACATTGCAGTTCAGGCACAACAAAATCTTTTCTCATACCGTATAGAGGGTCAATATCTGTAGCATAATCCCAACTATATATTGGATAACGATACCTTTGAGTTAGTAAAATTAAGTGTATTGATTGCTGTAACGCTTTTACGCCGTCAATTGACCCAGCTATACGTTTGTTTTCCCAATCTATTTCATATGTTTTAGAGGGGTATATAACTACTTTAGTCTCAATAATTTTTTCTCTAGGCGTAGATATAACTGGTAACATTACACAACCCCCAATACAACATGTCTTTGACCGCCCTGCATTTTAAGCAGTGCAACTTTGTCTCCTACCTTTAGGCTGTTATCAATTTCTATTGTGTGTCTATGCGGCGGACTACCGCTGCTTGTAGTTGTATATGTTTTTTTATCAAAACATAGCGGTAGTATTATAAGACTTCCGCTTATAGGTTTTTCGTATCCAACATCTATTTGTAACGGCTCAGCAGAAACAACCGTCCCAAACACAGCGTTAGCCGGAACTGTTTCTTTAACAGCCTGAACGGCAACACGTTTTACCGCCCTTGTAAATTCTGTTATATCAATCATATAAATTGACCTCCTACTAAATGTAAATCCATAAAATGCTCTCCATTTTTAAATGTGTGTTTTGCACTAAAACATTCCATCCACTTTTTTTGAATTATGTCCCCTAAATTAAGCTCAACATATACCTGAGTTCCTCCTCTTACCGTTACATCTCCTAACGCTCCTTTTATATCAAGTTTTCTTATTTTATTAGTAGTAATTTTTATAATTTCCTCAGCTTTTTTTACTCCGTCTTCCCCCTCATCAAGGGTACTGCAATATTGCAGTACACCAAATTTAGGATATTCGGCAGACTTATCTCTGATATATACTTCTCTTGTACCTGTTTGGTCGTTGTCATAATATAGCTTAACTCTTGTATATGTACCCTCATTTATGGTTGTTGTATAATCAAAATCCTGGGCGGTAAAATCACATACAACATAATTTTTTTTGTACCAAAACTTAGGAGCCAAAACTAAAGAGCCAAAATTATCCCACAATAAAAAACGATAGCCGCCTTGTGCTACCGTATAATCTAAAGCATTTTCGATTATTTGAAAAACCTGAACATTGTCACAAACTGTAAGCGGTAACTTAATTCCGGTGTCTTCAAGTTGGCCATATGCTATTTTATAATCATTACAAATAGATTTTACTATTTCTGTAGCTGTACAGCCCTCAAATACAAAACAGTCACTATTCTTAAAATATCTTGTCTGGTCATAAGCAGTTACTTTTATATGATGTTGTTTTGTTCGTTGTTTTTGAAATATAAAACCGTAAAATGCAGGAGCACCCTTATATTTAAATATAACCTGGTCGCCCTCCTCAAAAGATATATACGCATCCTTGATAATAGTAAATTCAAGCTGTGCCGGACTTCCGTACGCTTCTGTTTCCCACGTTATTTCATCAACTACAACCGGTTTATATATAACTCCTTCTGCTCCTGATATATATAACTCTATATTATTTTGATTTAACATTTTTTTGCTGTTAAGAGGATTTTCTCTAAAATCTACACTGGCGCCTATATATGACATAGTCTGTATTGATGTTATACTTTTACCGCTATTGCTGTCAGCGACACCGCCCGTTCCGTCAAATCCAATAGCATATTCGGGATAATTAAAATAGTTTCCTAGATTGATAACTTTTAAAACCCCACCATTTGACGACGGGTTTTCATGCAATGGATTAGCTGACCAATTTGTCAAAAATTCAACAACAATTTGACCGTTTTCATGTCCCCATTTATTAGCCGGATTATTGTCCCAGTCTTCATATGTTTGACTTTTTTCATCACCTATTACAGCATTTATAACCCTACCGTCGGCACAATAAATATCTACATAATCACCAATATCCCCGAATGTGCTTGTCATTGCTACAACATAACGCTTGCCGACAAATCCATATCCCTCACCGTCAAAACTGTATTCATTGCGCTGTTTTGAAACGGTTATCAATTTCTTTTGCGCAGAATCAGAATTCCATGCAGAATATCCATGTTCCTCCCGGTTCCACGTTTCATATGTATATATTTTTCCAAGACCGCCGGGCAACTCAATAACTATTTCACGTTGCGGAGCTAAGGGAGCAGCACCAACACTAGAACCGTTAAAAGGCGGTGTCACATAACAATAATCTGAAACATTGCGGGTATTAGAAGCAACACTATTACTAGAGTTTCCCTCCACACTTGAGAAACTTCCATTTGCGGCGTCCGTTCTTACTATTCCTATATGTGAAGCCCAATCAACCCCGTTATAATCTTTTAAAAACAAATCCCCGATTTTTGGTGAATAGCCACTTCCTTTACCGTGAAATGTACCCTTTCCCTCATTTTCTGCCATGTATGCAAAAGCCGCCGCTGCGCCTTGAGTTCCATAAACACTGATTCCGGCTGTTTTTAAGCACCAAGAAACAAAATATGCACACCACGCTTGCCCGGTACTGTCATACTCTTTGTATACACCGCTATTTTCAGTGTATCCTATTTCCTTTTCTGCGATTTCTACTAACTGTTTTGCCGTAGCCAGTTTTGTTCACCTCTTTTTTCAATAAAAAAGACACCCTCTAAGGTGTCTTGAAAAATATTTATTTATAGTATATATTATAAGTAAAGTTTATCTATATTATTTTGAGCCTCTTTTATTATATCTTCTGGACTTTTACCGGGAGAAGTCGAAACAAAAACCTTTTCATAATCAGGAGAATTATTTATAGTAATATAATTACCGTTTTTTGATAGCACTATATCACTTTTTTTATACATTAAAATAGGAAACTTTTCTTGATATACAAACAAGTCATTTTCAAGGTATCTTCTACTAAACCCAATACTCATTAATAATTCTATATATGAATTAATTTGTTTTTCATTATATACATATTCATACGTAATAACACTGCTGTTAGAAACTAATTGTTTTTCGGTGTAATCAATGATTGATTCTAAATTATTTATCCCATATTTTAAACCAGAATATGCTCCATAATCAGGAGCCCAACTATTATTTCCATAATCATAATATATAATATCGTCTGGCTCTTCCCCTGAATACTCACTTGAAGTAGATACAAGAGAATCAAAACCATAAAATTTTACTGGAATAATATTGTTAAATATCGACCACCAATTTAATTCTCCAACATTTTCATTGTTAATTATATAACCAATATCTTCATGATGATAGCCACTTAAAGTTGTATTAAATTTACTCTTTCCAACAATAGTGGTAAAAACAAAATCATCAGCTGAATTCTCCCTATGTTTAAATATCCCATATTTATTATCATACATAGCTAAAGTACATGTTTCGGAACCAGCACTATAAGGAATAATAGAAGGAGTTATAAGTTCGGTAACCCTATTATTATCTATAGTTAAAATACCTAACCCATTATTAGGATAGTTCTTTGATGAAAACGCTAAATCTTGCACCCCGTCGTTATTAACATCAGTCATATAATATAATAAATCATTTACACTAATATATTCAGTTGTATCACCTGCCGGATGATTAAGAACTTCAATCTTTTCAACATTATTTAAATAATCACAATATATTTTCTTTTCATCTATTTTTAATTGTTCCGGTTGCTTATTCTCCTCTGAATACCCTTTTGACGTATCAATAATTACATTATCATTTTGAAAATCAACATTGAACTTATTCGTTGCCTGCGCTATATCTCTTAATTTAAAATAGCTATAACCGTCAATATTATAACCCTGTATCTGTTTTTGCTCTCCGTTAACATATATCGAATATGGATTATCGTATATTTGATTTACCGCATACACTCCAACTAAACCACTTATAATTACACCAATCAATAATCCGCAAACAAATTTTTTCAAAAAATTACCTCCCATATAATATTATTGTAATTAATATATCATATGAGGAAAATATTGTCAATTACATTTATCATAACGGGATATAGTTTTCAGGTGTAGGACAATCTTTTCCGAAAATACCAGCTCGGGCAAAAATACAAATTTGACGTATCATGTCATCAGTCAACCCAAGTTCTCCGCTATCGTCTCCTTTTAAAAATCCATTGTCAATTAAATATTCAATGGTTCCTATAGCATAAGACGGGAAATTTTTATCTATGTAATTGTATACCATTCGGCTTTCTATTTCAGACAATAATTCCTCGTTCTTCTGTATTTCGGCAAGAACTGCCTTTGCCCTGTCTTTGGCGTTATCTATGGCTGTATATGGTGTCTTATATTTATCAGGCACGTTTCCGCTTGTGTAATCCTGGTCTACCCAATATGCTATAGCCTCCGCTATATTGTCAGCTATAGCATTCCTTGTCTCTTCGTTGTATAATAATCTAGCGTCATTTGCATTATTTATTCGTCCTACGTGAGCCGTAACACCGCACATTATTTTTTCATTTTCATTTATCGGCAGATACCTTGTCAGCGTTATAGGTATTTTATATTCAGGCATATCAGTATTTTTCACAACTGTATTAAGTATAGTATCAGCTAAACTATAGCTCCATGCGTTCCACGTATCGTTATCAATACCCGGTGCATTTCTCTTTTCATAGTGACAGCTTATACCTCTTTCTGTACTGGTCTCTTTATTCCCGGACGGTTCAGAGCCTATCCCCAAATAAATGTAATAAGGTGTCTGCTCTCCTCCATCGTCCCATAGCTTTTCACTCTCATTCAGACGTATACGCAAGCTCTCCCACATATTTTCACTTTTCGTAGTTTCTTTTGTTTCCCGGCTTAAATGAGTTTCAAAAGATGAATATTTCTGTGAGTTCATAAATGTGTAATTATCAAGTGTTTCAGAAACTCTTTTTGCCACAAACCAGTTCATGTCTTGTTCACGCACTCCAAAATATGAAGCCCCGGAATTGTTGCCGCTATAATCCCTTAAGGGGTCAATATATATCCTGCAAACACTCATATTAATCCCCCCAGCCTTTTTCATCTTCGGGTGTAGGACAATCATTACCAAAAGCGCCGGAACGGGCAAGAGCCGCTAAAATTCTAAGCATATCATCAGTTAAACCGAGTTCTCCGCTGTCATCTCCTTTTAACCAACCCTTATAATTTAAAAATCTTACTATTGGCCGAAATTCTTTCGGCATATTCTTATCAACATAGTTATATATCATATAACTGCTCATAGCGTTTAATCTGTTTTGATGTCCCATAACAGTCTGCATTATACTTTCGTATTGTGTCACTGTTAATCCCTCCTCAGTTATCTTGTTTACGTCTTCAACCTGTAACTTATTATCGCCAACATTGTTATTGGCGTTGTATTCATCGATATTCCCGAAACTGTCGTCAGTAAGTCGTATAGACATACCGGGGAATATCTGTGGTGGAGATACTCCCCTTTTTGCACATTCAGCATCTATGTTTTCTTTATTTATAGCGTATAGATAATCAATCAAATTTTGGTCTGCCCGTCCAAATTCTCTCATAGCTATAGTGGCTAAAGTGTCACCGTCTTTCACATCTACAACCCTGTTTATTCGCTTATCTGTACCCCGGACAATAGTATAATGCAATCCGTCTTCATCTTGCATAACGGTAGCGGTTGAATACTGTCTATATTTTTTAAAATTCAATTCGACTTTTACGTCTTGACCGTTAGTCGCTTCCTCGGTAACTGTATAATCTTCGAGTGTCACAGTTTCGTTCGTGTAATATGTATCTTCACCGCTAGGGAGTTCTCTATAAATATCAAGTTGGAACGGTAATAATTCGCTTTTTAAATATGCAAATAATTCTAAATAATGTAAAGGCGGAAGAAAACCATCTTCATAATTAGCGTATGGACGTTCTGTACACGGTAATTCAACCTCAAATGAAAACTCTTTCAATCCCGCTTTTTTAATAATATTTATTTCTCCGTCATCAACTAGTTCATACGTCTCATTTTTATTTACGATTTTAGTTGTAAAGGATGACGGCGGCACTGGTAATTTTGTTCCTGCCACAAAAAAAGAATAAGCCATTATGCTAATACCCCTTTCCACACAATTTCTGCGTTTTCTTCCATTCCTCTTGATAATTTCTTAATAAGATTATCAGTGCTCTCGCCATTTTGAACAACAATATCATTCTTTTGGGTTACAGTAACAGGAGCGTGAATATATGTACTGTTAGTAGTATTACTAGCTATAGTCTCACGCATTGCGCTGAAATCTTTTTTTCCTGAATAGTCCAGATTTGCTTTAAGGTCAGGCATTGAATTAGCCGTAACCACTGCACCCATATTAAGTGATGTGTTTTTGATAGCGTTTATTTGGTCTGCAAGTCCAAGATTAAATCCCTCAAATGTAAAGTTACCGAGTTCACGCATTACCTTTGACGGTGAATTTATGTTAAAGAATTGTTTTATAGCCCCAACCGCTTTTTCTCCCAACTCCTTAATCTTACTTGTAACACCGTTTATTTTATCCGCAATACCCATTATAAGACCGTCTATCATTTCATGTCCTTTTTGTAAAAATTTATCTTTCAAACCACCAAGATAATTAAGTATTTCCGTAAACTTGTCTTTGACATTGTTATATATTTCAACAACCTTATTTCTTACAGCTGAGAATATGCTGTTCCAGATACTAGAAACAGTGCTGAATATACTGCTTAATACGCCCGAAATTGCATTATATATACTGTTCCATATGCTCGACACTGCACCCCATATTGAGGACAATACGCCTGAGACGGCACTGTATATACTGTTCCATATGCTTGTTATAATGTTCCATATAGAGATTAGCACCCCTGAAACGGCGTTATATATTACGTTCCACACATTACTTATTACGTGAAATATTCCCTGCATTATGGTTGAAATTATTGTCCATATTATAGTGAATATCGTACTGATTAAATTCCATATAGCCATAACTATTGGAGAAATAGTATTCCATATAGCACCCCAAAATGTAGAAACAACAGTATACATACTGTTCCAAATGCTAACAAAGAAATTTTTTATCGCTGTAAATATTGAAACTATATTATTCCATAATCCGGTTACAGATGAAACAATACTGTCCCAAATTCCTTTGAACCAATTAGCTACATTACCCCATGCACCTTTTATCGATTCCCAACACGAAAGAGCCACATCTTTTATTTCATTCCAGTGCTCAACAACAAGCACAATACCAGCTACCAGCAAAGCTACAGCGGCTATAATTGCCACAACTATCCAAACTACAGGATTAGCATAAGATGCAATATTAAACGCCCACATAGCAGCAGTCATTCCACCAATAGCAACAGCAAGACCAATAAAAGCCGCCTTAACTATATCTTGATGGTCTAATACCCATGTTATGACGTTCATAATTACATCACTGACCATCGCCATTGCTTCAGCTATTTTACCTATGTATTCTTCCAGCTTTCCGTTATTTGCAAGCTCGTTTATTTTTTCAAGAACTGGCTGAAACGCTTGCATAGCTCTATTTTTAAAATTTGTCCACAACTGACTAAATGTTAATGGCATACTAGCAAATTTAGCGTTTGTTTCATCAGCACACCCTAATAGTGCATTTTTTACCGTTTCAGCTGTTATTTGTCCTTCTGCTGCCATATCTCTGATACGCCCTATTGGCACACCCATATAATTCGCTATACTTTGAATCAATGTAGGCGCTTGTTCAAATATACTGCGTAGTTCATCGCCCCTAAGAACTCCGGATGATAGCGCCTGTGTTAATTGCAATGTTGCATTTTTTGTTTCCTCCGCACTCGCACCGGATATAACAAATTGTTTATTCACTTGTTCAGCAAAATCAACGATTTGTGCAGTGTTTTCAAATGCGTCTTTTGCATTTAGACCAAGTTTGGATACTAGGTCAGCCGTATCTTGATATGAACCTCTGGACTTTTGGGCAGAATCAAAAATTCTATCTTGCAATTCTTTAGTGCTTTGAAGTCCATCATTCATTAAATCAAGCCGAGCCTTTGTTTGAGACATGGTATCAGATAAGCCGATAATTTGTTTTACTCCCATAACAGAGCCTACAGCCGCCGCTACTTTTCCTAACACACCAACCAGACCATTACCAGAAGAGGAACTTTCTTTCATTGATGTTGCAAGTTGTTTAAATTTAGATATACCAGTAGTTGTTGCGCTTACAATTTTATTTTTTGCGTTTGTTAGGCTTGTCACAAGACCTCTTAATCCTTGAATAGATTGAGTTGTGGCTGTAGAAAATCTTTTGGTTGAGTTTACAGCTGAATTCATAGAGCTTGAAACTCTGGATATGTTAGCTGATGATTGACCAATAGTCTTAACAGCATTTCCGGCAGATGTTGACGCTGTGTTCAACTTTTTAGCGCCCTTTTCTGCTCCGCTCAATACCGTTTTTACATTTGTTAATTCAGAACGTGCAGCGGCAATTGACTTTGTATCTACAAGATTTCCAGGCATATTCTGCATTCTCTCAAATCCGGAAATAAGAAGATTCATAGCATTATACATTGATTTAATAGGTGCGGTAACTTTATCCTGTATTTCTATTGCTGTTTTCATTGTTTTTCCTATAATAACCACCCCCTATTTCTTTTTACTGTTCTTTTTATTAATCTTTTTTATCTCCTCCTGATTTATCTCAATACACGCCGCAATGAAAGCCTGTTCTTTTCGGGACAAATTTAAATATTCTCTAGGTAAAAGGTGGAGTTCATGCAGACAGTAATAAGCATAGTTACTGTCTGCGTCTCCACCTTTTATTAGTTTTTTGCTTCTTTTACCTCATCTTCAAATATTTCATTAAAACCGTTTACATCTAATAATTTGTTAGAAAGGGCTGTGTACTCTCCGCTTGTCAACATGTTTCCCAAAACATCTTCCGCACAAGAAACGCCGTAAGCGTCCTGTATGTCAATCTCGTTCAAATCCGGCTTAACAACACATTTTGCCATCATCTTCTTTGTGTATAAAGCAGCATCTAAATCAAGACTTGACACCCCTCTTCTGCTGGAAGCTTTTTTTATCATACAATCGGTTTGCAGCAATTCGCTTTCTTTTGCCGAAAGTGCTCTAAGTTCCCATTCTAACGGATTACCGTCATCATCAACGAATCTGTTGCTCACCACGAATTTTATATTTTCAACCTTCTTAGGATTCAAAAACCCTTTTAATGTTCCCATCTTTTTACCTCCTATTATTAGTTGTTTCTATTATTGTTGTTATTGTTGTTGCTATTATTGTTTATTAAAAATCCTGTCAAAGCAGTAAAAGAATGAGTAATCTCAAAGTCCTCAAATGTGAAGTCCATATCCTCATCAAGATCCCCGCCGTCAGCGTCAAATTTTGCTAGAATACCACCGTCTATATTACAGTCTTTAAGTGTTACTATTTGATACCCAGCGTCTGACGTTGGGTCACCGTTTTCAATTGTAATGTCAAAATAGACATCTTTTCCGGTATTCTTATAATCAGCCATCATTTCCCTAAATATTGAAGTGTTATAATGAAATGTTGCTGACCCTGTTCCTTTCCAGCCTGTAGATTTATTCCCTTTACCTGTTTTACCGAGTATCGGAATTTCTTCTTTTGTTTTTTCAAAGTTGGCTTCAAGATTAATTGCTTGCATAAAGTTATAACGCTTAGTGCCATTAGTTATGGTGCATTTTCCTAAGTTAGCTTGCAAACTGTCCTTAGCTTTCATCACCACATTATTTGCTATGTTATAGTCTTTTTCATCCATTTATTTTCCCTCCTTACGAAACGTAAACAGTCATATATAGCTGTCTCATAGCTTCAATTGTTGTAATTGTATCAGTAACGATTACAGAGCCTTTTTTATCTCCTGCCTCGACTGTAACATCAGAAGATGCAAAGTTTTCAATTGCTCTTATATTTCTCAAATCCTCGTGTATTTTCACAATGTCATTTTTTAGTGAGGCTCTGCCCATATTATCATTCGGTGATATTCCCAGATATCTTGTGTTAAAAAGAACAGCTATGTCATTAGATATTTGGTCTGTTACCCGTATAGTTTGGTTGCGTTTAAAATCTTCCGACTTACCATCGGTTACAGTTACAAGACTGTTAACATCATCAAGCACACGGGTTTCGTTTCCAACTCTATGGAACGCCAAAAACCCCGACTGAATAAAGTTAGATAACTCCGTTTGTGTATAATTAGTGTCAACGGTATATTCCCCGTCATATTCAACATTTGTTAAAGAGCCATTTACACGGCACGCCGCTTCTGCTCCGCCTGTCCAGTAAACTAATTCATGCGCAGATTCAGAACCGTCAGCGACCTTGTTAGGCACTCTAATACAGCCCTCATAATCTGCCGGAATTTCATTTTCTGGGTCATGTATAACAACCTGAAATTTAATACCGTTTTCGTCTCTTAATCGCTTCACATAGTTTACATACAATCTCTTATCTGTTGTCTGTGTCAATGTGCAAATAAGAATATTAAACGAATAAGATTCTAACGAATCCAAAGCCTTTTGTATTGTGGCTCCTGACGAGGTTCCCTTAGTACCACCGGATAAAGAACTCCCAGATGTTACGGTTGGTACAACATTCTTTTTAAAATCAACATAATCATTATCAACAAGTCCGTTGTTTTCTGTGCTTGCTGATGTAATTTTTTCTATTTGCTGAACATCAACAACCGTACTGTTATAAATTGTCAAAACATTAAGACGGTTTTCATCATCTACCGATTCTTCAATTTTTATTTTATATTGATTTCCAGCTTCGCCCGGATATTTAGCTGTAGCATATGTATTTGTTGCTTTTTTGCCGCCTTCGCAGATATTATAAAAATACACAGTGTTTGCCTTGCAAAATATCTCTCGTATATTTTTCATTTTTTCTGAGTTGTACTCGTAGCCGAACAACTTTACAGAATTCTTCTGAAAATCCGCAGCTGTTACTTCAAAAACTCCTTCAGGAGAATAATCAAGCTCCATTGGTACGGCTACATAACCTCTATCAGACAAAGCCGCCGTCGCATTGCCAGTTGATATTACGTTGATATATGAACCTGGCAGAACTTTGTTCATAGTCGTGAAAGTACCTCCACCTAACATTATTTTCTACCTCCGTTCATATATTTTTTTATTGCATTTTCAACTTCCGAAATTGTATAGTATTTCTTCTCATCTAATAAGACATCAAGCAAATCACGTCTATTTTTGTATTTTGCAGACTGCAAAATAACGGATTTATTATATTTGTCTTTTACTTCCATTTCATCCGGCTTTTTAATTGCCATATTTCATACCTCCATTAATTTCTAAATTATTCATATACTCATTATCGGTCTTAACAATTTTCATCGGCACGTCATAATTGACAAAAACATGCAACACATCCTCAACAATCTGGGAGTTGATATTAGACCCATACAAATAACTTTTATCCTGTACTTGAATAAATGTAAGGTTTGTCATCAATTTATCCGCAATCTCTGACATCTCAGACTGACTGCCTGATTTTCCAGGAAAGAAATGAATATCAAATGACTGTTCGTGATTATATCTCAAACCTAGTGAAACCCTGTTTCTGACAGATAAATTGACAATATAAAAACAGGGCTTTTTCAAGTCCTGTTTTATTTCCTTAGTATATATTTTATAATTTTCTCCAAACAAGCTATACAACTTATTTGATATTCCTGCAATTGTTTCATTAGTCAAATACTTCACCTAGTTTCTGCAATAGCCGTTTTTCTAGCAATTGTGGGACAATCCTTTCTATTTCTTTTTCAGCATTTGTCAGCATAAACCGCCCGGTTACCCAGCCTTTATGATTGGTTGTCCTGTGCCCATATTCAACATAGATTGCATAATCAGCTGTATTGTATATAACAGATACCCACACATTACCTTTCTTCTCTGCCGGCTCTATATTCCAAGCACGTTTTAATGTGCCAGTAGCTACAGGTGTATTTTTTTGTGTCATTCGTAACAGTCGTGCGGCAATTTCATTACAACATTCTTTTGCTAATCTGTCATATTCTGCATTTGTTAATTTATCTAGATTATCCCTAAACACTTTTAAATCATTAAAATTACAGCGTATCATTATACCCACTCCTCTACAAGAGACAATATAATTTCTTGATGATATGTGTACATTGCTGGTGTGCCGCTTTTTTCGTATGTGTTTGTTATATCGTTTTGGGTAATAACAAGCCTTGACCCCTCCGCTATTTCTATTTCAGGGGCACAGAAAAGTTTTATTTCCTGTGCAGTTTTAAATGCGCCGTCCTGTTCAGAAACTTTTGAAATTGTCTTAAAGGATATCCTGCATGGTATATCTTTGGCTAAGACTACATCATTTTCTATTTCGGTTATTTTGGTAACTTCGTTAAACACGCTTTTATTTCCGTACACAGTCATTCTGCCGTTCCACATGCTTGTAATTGCATTCTGAATCTGGATAGCTGTTGGCGTTTTAATCCTCATTTACCACACCAGCTTTCTATATCTTATCAAGCAATTGTAATCAGGGGAACGGAGTTCGTTTACCATTTTAAGAAATCTTTGCTCTGCTGTTGATGTTCCGTTAATGTTGAAATCAAGTTTTACATCTCCTTCCGAAATTGACGAACACGCTACCTCAAAATCAAAACTATCCGGCAAACTTCCGCTATTATATTTTTGATATAGGAACTCACCACATACGCTATGTATGAATGTATGTTTTAAGTCTTTAGGTATTTGAGAAATGTTGCAAAACCCTTTTATATGCTGTTCAACATTATCAATAATAAGATTTAGAATCATCTCATCAGAACCGTCAAATTCGTTGTAACCATAACTTTCAAGTGCTGTGTATATTTCATCTAACATATCCGTTCCCCTTTTCTGTTACGCTAATTTAACCTTGCTAATAATTAGGCTTTCAGGATACGGGAGAACCGGAATAAATACACCGCTCGCTTTTGTCCAAACCGCTCTCGGGTCTGGTGTCTCCCACTGCGTTAAGGTAATGTACTGCTGACTTGACTTTTCTGTATAAGGTCCCATATCCTCCTCTTCGGGAGTGGGTCCCCAAAGTCCGGTACCTATAGAACCGTCTAGACTTTGAAATAAAATAAATACATCTTCATCTATATAACGCTTTGTCTTGTATTTGTCTTTTGTGATTTTATATCTGTATCTATCATCGTTTACAGTTATTGTAAAGCCAAACATATTACTGAGCATTGTATTAAGCTGACCGAGCGAAACAAAAGTTCCAACTCCATTTACACCATACATAGCCGTCTGTACTGCCTTATTTTTGCATATCAAGGTTACTATCTTATTACTTGCAACACATCTATTAACAGTATGACCGTTTTCTTTCGCAGTATCAATCATTGACCGTATGTCCCCTAAAATATCAGCTTCGGGAGAACTCCAATCTACTGACATTCTATTTTCTTTAGGCACTCCATAATCAATGGTAAAATCAAGATTATTTTCCTTGACTGTCAACTTACCAGTTGATAACGCTTCCATTTTTGCCACTTCAGTTCTTGTTTTTACGTTATCAGCAAGACGACCCATATCGTCAAATACATATGAAACCAATGCTTGCTCTGATACTCCGGTCTTTAAATACATTCGAGTTTTTTCAGACTGATTAATCTTTTCTTTAATCAATAATTTCTCAATAGTTACCTTTTCTAACGTTGGTCTTGTGCCTATTGCCGCTTCTGTATCAAAACCATGTACTTGCGCCATTGTTGGCAGGTTGAGACCGTCAGTCAGTCTAAAATACTCAGCTTCTAAGTGCTGTGTTTTCAGGTCAGGAAATAAAGTGTCCCCTAAATAGTTTCTCTGTATAGACAGATTTTGCGAAAATGACAATCTGTCTTTGTCTGAAATTAATTGTAAAATATTCATTTATAGTCCTCCTATACTAATTCTATTGGTACAGTAATCACAGCTGTATTTGTGCCGTCTGATACAGTGCAATCAACCGTTGTATTACCTGCCGTTACCTTAGTTGCTGTAACCTTATGAGTTGAAGACGACAATGCAACTGTAGCTACTGCCGAATCAGTGTTGCTGTCATCAATAGCAGTAATGGTTAGCTCACCACTTCCGTAGGCTATATCGCTACCGCTGAACGCGGTTGTTCCTGCTGTATACTCTTTGGGTTCAATTGGTTCTCTCATGATTACAGGTTCGTCAACAAAAACAAACCCCAATGCTGTAAGTGCTGTTTTTGCCGCCGAACTCAACGGAGTATGCAGTCTATTTTCTAAAACTCTTCCTGCAACCATTAGGCTGGCCGGTCTTACCCCATTGTCAGAGCCAACAGTTACGTCTACATCTTCAAAAATAAGACCTTTTGCGGTTGAATCATTCGCTGGATAAGGTGTACCGCCTTTCACCGTTTTATATCCATATTCATCAGCTTCAATATTTGCGTTGTCTACTTGTGCCGTTTTAAGCACCAAACCTACTTCCGATTCTAAAAAGTTAGGCCTAGTTTCTGTTCTTTTTATTGTTGTTAAAGCCATTACTTTCACTCCTATTCATTTTTGTTATTTGTAACGCCAAATTTAGCATTATATTTTTGTGCGTACAGCGAGCCTACACTATCATCGTCAGACTGACCGCTTCCGGCACCTGGTACTTGCACAGGATTAACACCCTTAAATTTACCCTTGCTCGATTCGTCGGAACCGAAAAGAAAACTTGTTGTATCATCTTCTGCTAACGCTTTGATTTTATCGTCTATATCCTTGATATTGTCGTTATCAAGCTCTAGTTCATCTAAATTAAAAAACGCCTTTACAGCCTTAATGTTTTTAGCTTTAGCGTCTATCAAAGCTTTATCAAGAGCATAATCAATTTTTATATTCCTAAGTTCTTTTTCGTGATTTTCCTGTGCGGTTTTGTTTTCGGTCTTTAATGTCTCAATTGTCTTTTCCAATTCCGCAACATCTACATTGTCCAACCCGTCCAGCTGGCTCTTTAATTCTTTTGCTTTTCGTTCCGCTTCCTTTTTATCCTCATTAACTGCGTTAAATCGGGAAAGCGGTACATAACTGTCCTTTATTTCCTCATTGTGAGCTTTGATAATTTTTGTTATATTTTCATCTTCTATCCCAAGCTCCTTTAAAAATGCTTTATCCATTAAACACTACACCTTTCTTGATTACATTTTTTATACGCGGTATAGTCCGCGGCTATCAGTCTTGTTCTTTTACGTCTGCAATACCAAAAAGACGAATTTTGCACATAAAAAAAGAGCCTTATGCGGCTCAATCATTATTAAATTTATTTCCAGTTGGCTCTCTTGCCATTAACTCTCAACCTCCCTTTTCGACCAATACATATTGACATACACCATCTTTATATGCTGCGCACTCTTCGCCGTCACACTTTCCAAAAGTAGAAGCGGTACACGTCGTTATTTTATTTTCTATTAGACTTCCGTCTTCGTCATAGATATATTTTGATGTTGTATTTTCAAATCTATTATCTTTATACGGGCACTTCATCTTTTGCCCCCCAAATATATAAATATTAAACAGAAAACTAGGAATATAAAGAATACAGTCAGCCAAATATAACTCGGTATGAAAACTATACTCCAACTCCAATTTAATAAATTGAACACCTTGCAGATAATAAAGACTACTTGTAAAATCGGTAACGCCCATTTAATCATAATTTCACCTCTGTTTTAAAGCATAATAAAAGCTCCGATAAATCGGAGCTTATTTATATTTCAGAATTTTGATAATAGAGGTCATCATATAGCCTTTGCAATAATATGCCCTCTTCGTTAATGTCGTAATTCTCATCAAAACCAATTTCTGTTATTTTATCATCTAAATCTAACAGGAGTTGATATATTTCAGTATATGACTTTTTCAAATATTTTTTCACAAGTTCTTTTTGTTTTTCAGTAATATTCATCACTTAAACCCCTTTCTTCTAGTTGTTGGGTTAACCTGTATTAACACTCCGGTATCAGGATTAACAGTAGCCGTTAATAAGTCGCCAATAAATCTTTGGCTTTTTCCATTCTTCAACTTTCTAATATCACCTAATCTTGCAGGATTTTGAAGCACGTCTAATACATCTTTGACATTTACGCCGTTACGCCTCTGCTCAACCGACCCTATTACTCTTGATATAAAATGCTTAGATTTATCTGTTATCTTTATTCCATTGCTTGTAATAGTGCCTATTAAGTTATCATCAATTTTTTTGCTGATACTTTTATATAATTCAAATGTAGCCAAAGGAGATAATTCACCGGATTTTATTGAACTCGAATAAGATGTAAACTGTCCCCACTCTTTTTTATTATACCTCATTTTCACAAATTCGTCAATAGTAGGCGCATTTAGTCCTAGAATTGTTACATATTTATTAAATAACTTACGGTCATTATCTGATATAGAATCCTCAACATATTTATTTTTCCATTCTGCATATTTTATATCACCCGGCACTGAGTATATATCCCCATCCTTGTCCCTCGCCGCCCTTGTTTCATTGACCGTAAATTCATCGTTAAAATACGGTATTGCAACAGTCCGGCAACGATTATGAAAAGGCGGTGCCGTAATCCCCGGCTTATACTCGGATACTAAAAAATGTGTCCCGTCTATATGTTGGCATATATCAGATGTTTTGTTATCTAAAGTTGCGTCGTTCTGATATTCTTTAACTCCCATTTCTCTAAATCCGTCCAATGTAGATTTTGATTTGAAAAATGCTGTTTCTGTCAATACAAGATTTTCGGCTTGATGTTTCTTCACCTCAAATCGTTTTGCTATCTTAGCGGCTATTTTTTTAGGCTGCTCCCCTCTGATAACTGACTGTGTTAACGTTGTTTCAAGTTCTCTCACAAGCTGGGGTCTATGAGTACCCCAAATTCTTTCACTGAAATTTTTGCCGTCGGGTGTCCAGGGCTTATGTATATAGTTTTCAATTAATTTTGTATCTAATTTTGCAAAGCTGCTCCCTACTCCAAAACCCTTTTGTATTTCAAAAATAGAACGATAATAGGTATCTTGATATATGTCAGTTATAAGATTGCTTATATCATCTAACTCATTACCCGTTAATACCTCAACCTGATTCTGCATTTGTATTCTAAGGCTCTCTAGACGATTAATATGTACCCTAGCACTAACATTTTCAAGCTGTTTTACCCACTGTTTATTTAGGGCGTTTTCTTTGCCTTTCTGAATATACTCTTCCACAGTCCATTTAAATTCTTTAAGTTCTTTTGCATTTAATAATCTTTTTGCTTCTGTAAATGTTATTTTATTGTTTTCAGCAAATCGCATATACCAGTTATTTATATCGTTTGTTACCGTCTGCACAGCTTCATTGTACTGTTTTTCAAGATTGTGAAAGTATTCTATATTTTTATTACTCTGTACTTTTTCAAGATACAAAAAACGCCCCGACCAATATTCGCCGTTGCGTTTAAGTAACTTTTCTATTTTTTCATTCTTCGGCATTTCCTAAATCACCGCTTTCACCTCTCATCTGATTGACTAAGTTATTATACTCATCGTTGTTCGTTGTATTGTATTCCTCTTCAACTCTTCTCAATTCCTTTTCAACGTCATCTATCCAAGGCACTTGAGAAATTAACGTTTTTTGTGAAATTTGCACTCCTAAATTTTGAAGCATTGTCATTATTTCACTTTCGTTCATCATCATATCGCGGTTGAATACAAATTTTACTTTTTCGTTCGTAAAATCCTGACCTGTAGTATTGTATAAATACATATCAGCAAACCACAATAATTCTTTTAACGCTCTTTGAAATTCTAACTCCATACCATTAGCATCAAGGTCAATATCATTATATATGCTCTGTATATTCATTTGGTTTGCATTACCGCCAAGCCTGTCGTCTTTTGCATCATAACTCATTGCGTTTTCTATTAACGCTTTTTTTAATTGGTCTAGAATAGCTTTATAATTTTCGCTGTCCACCTTTACTTCTATAGTGCTTACATTTCCATCAATACCATTAACGGACCTTATTTTTACCGCTCCATACTGCGCAATATTATGTCGAAATTCTTCTAAATCCGCACCGTCATAATTAAGCAATACATATATAGTATTATAAGGGTCTTGAAGCATGTTATCTTCAAAATTTGACATTATTAGATTTATTGCGTCTTGTATTGATTGTACCCTTTCTATAAGCGGTTGTTCCTCGTAGTTATATTTAAATGGTATGAGCGGTATTTTATCCCAACTCAGAGATATAACATTATCATCTTTATCTTTGTATGTAAGATATGGTTCAGGTTCACGCTCAGAATCAATCACTAATTTTCCATTTTCATATATATAATATTCAATCCCCTCAGGCAAGAATATATCAACATGCTCCACATCTTTTTCGTTTTCCCCCTCATATGTTGGGATAACATATAATCTGCAAGCCATATCTATATATCTGTGCTCTTCATCTTGCCAAAATGGTAATATCTCAATACCTGAGAATATTTTGACGGAAAACTCTCCTCTATCGTTGATATACGGATATAGCCATGATATACCACAATTTAAAGCGTTTTTTGCCGTCTGTTTAAGTATTGCATGAAAATTTTCGTCAAATATCTTATTAAGTTCGTCGGTATATTTATCGTTATCCGTGTCAATTGCTATAGGGCGACCGCAAAGAAAATTAGACTTTTGGTCTACAGCTTTGCGATATTGATTATTAATTATTTTAGAATTAGGCAAATAGTGCTGTTCGGAAGCCTGACCGCCCTCTTCAATGGCAAGTCGCTTTTTTTTGAGTATCTCATGTTTTCCATCATAATAATTTATTCCTGTAAGCATTTTTTTACGCTTTTTGCTCTGCTTATATTTATTTAATTCTATTTCCGCTATTCTTTTCATAGTTGGCGCTTTATTTGCGCCTTTTGATATAATATTAATAATTCTCTGCGTTTCTTCGTAAAAATTAAACATTTTATCCTCCTGCTACTTAAAGCTAAATACATCTCCCTCTAATTTCGGGATAACCGCATATCGCATAGCGTCCATTAAGTGGTTAAACTTATCTATTGGTTTATTGATACTCTCTCCGTCTTTTTCGGCGTATGAGTAATTATTAATTTCGTTTATAAAGTTTCTGCATTTAGGGTGTATAATAAAGGTGAAATTCATAAGTTTTTGTATTCCGTACATAACCTCATGTTTGTACGCTCCCTCTATCCTTGATAATCCTAATTGCCTTAATTCTTCAATCGTTTGAGGTACAGCACTGTCACCTATTATTTTTTCTTTGCCGTAACCCATTAGTTGTATTTTTGGAGCCAATTCCATGTTGGTCAGTCCCCTTTCGTATAACTCGTCAAATACATATATCTCCTTATTTTTTTCGTCTACCAATCCGCAGAATAAAGCTGAAGGGTCGTTTGTGTACCCAAAATCAAGTCCAAACGCCGATACTACTCCAGGTCTTTTGCTAATTTCGTAAACATTAAAGAATTTCTCTACAAATTTCTTATATACGAGACCTTGAAGAACTCCCCAATTGCCTAATGTATATACATTGTGAAAATATGGGTCACTTTCGTCTTCTAACGCTTCTATATCCTGAGTTGTAAGAAATATATTATCTTTATATGTAGTCTTTAAAATAGATACTTTTTTATCTTCATATTTCTTGCAACCGTCTTCAACCTTATTGTCGAAAAAATCATTATAAATCCAATGTAATTTGAAAATAGGGTTGAAAGCCATAACAATACATTTGCTTATTTTAGACGGTCCACGCAAACGCTTCTTGAGTTGCAAATAATCATTTCTTTTGACTTCTGTAGCTTCCTCAATAAATATTCGTTCTATAACGCCCTTTCGTGGTGTTATACTCTTTAATTTCTCAACGTCATCTAATCCGGCAAAGACTATTTGCGCTTGATTTACCTTGTTTGTAATAACCATATCCGAAAAATTAAAGCTATATAAATTACTAAGTTCCATATAATTAATAGCTTTATAGATTTCATTAAAAACTGAACGTTTAATACTTTTGCCGACCGCTCTACATATAAGCCAATTACAACCATTCATATTATCAATAATAATTTTTTGACATAAAAAAAACGACTTTCCGCTTGAGGAACCGCCGTAATATATCTGTGTAAATTGTGGTTTTTGTAAATAAGGTATATATACCTTATTGACTTTTAAATTAATCTCCATAACTATCTTCCATATCGTTTGTTGTAGCCGGACTAATATTAATAATTATGTTTTGGTCTTGTGTATTGTCTTCTGTTGTTGGTTTATCTCTCCACTTATTTGGCTTACGATTTTTAAGCCAAAATATTTGTGCTGTAGTATCTCCAGGTATATGTTTTATAGTAGTTATAGTTTTTTCTCCACCTATACCATTCTCCTCAATCTTCTTTTCTTCTACTATATAACCTAACGCTCGTTTAAGCAGTGCATTCTCAACTTCTAAATCTACAACTTCTTTTCCCTTTTTTAAGGCCTCGTCTATCTCTGCATATTTATTTTTCCACTCATACAGGGTACAACATGCTATACCCATGTTATGCGCTATCTGCTCATCAACCAATCCATCTCTAGCCCAGCCCTCTATTAATAATAAATTTTCAGGTTTTAACCATTTTTTATATTTGCCCTTTGCCATAACCTCATCATTTCCCTGCCTGCTTTAATTGCAAAATCGTTCTTAAAGCAGTTACATCCGGGGGAATATATTTTTTTGTTACTTTTATTCTCCCAGTATTTTCATTATTCTTATTTTTTATAAACTCTTTTTCTTCAACTTCAAAACCATAAGCACGTTTTTCTAACGCTTCTTTTATTTTGGTATCTATTTCCATTGACATCGCACCTCTAATTCCTATATAATGGTGCAGATAGCAATCTCGGCCGAGAAGGGCTATCTGCGTTAGAGGCATGTGCTCTAGCGTAAGTGTGGGGTGTTGCGGGACGCCCCACACTGCCTAATTTATTTCTGTTCTATTTTTTGTCAGAAAATAAAAAAACGGCGTATCAAGTGCCGCTATTATCAACTTAACTAGATACTGCCCTATCAACATACCTATTAGAGCAATCTGATTATTAAATATCCAACCAAACCCAAATCCAAAAGCTATCGTTATAAAAATTAATGTGTCTACAAATTGGCTTGTCATTGTACTAGCATTATTCCATATCCAGCGACCGCCTTTTGTACTGCCATGTTCTTTTATATATTTATCACGCAATCTATGAAATATATGAACATCTAGATTCTGACTTACTAGATAAGCAGTTAAAGAGCCAATTACAAATATCCAATTTTGTCCTAATATTTTTATATATGCTTGTTGCATTTCGCCGTCAATAAAAGGTAAATATTTCCCAATAATAATTATAATCGTAGCAGCTATCTGTGAAATAAGTCCTAATCTTACTATATGGTTTGCTTCATTTTTCCCCCAAACCTCACCGACAACATCTGTAATTAAAAATGTTATAGGATAGCATAAAACCGCACAGGGAATCGTTATCACTGAACCCCAAAACGGAATGCCCGTATTAATGATTTTACCTGCTATTATATTTGAAATTATTAACGATACTACGAATAATGCCGTTAATATTGATAAATTCTTTTCAGTTTTTCTCATACTACTCTCCTTGTGTTTAGATATTTTTGAAATTTTACCCATTCTGAAAATGACCGCATAGCCATTTTAGATAGATTTAATTTTTTCCCATTTTTTATTATGTCGTATTTCATTACCTTACCGTCAAAATAATATAGATATCCTCCTCTCACAACTCCTGTGCACCAAGTTGAACTATCTACGCTATAAAATGGATAATCATATATATGCTTCATTTGCGTAAAGCCAAGACCATGAACTTTTGTTCCTCTTGCATTCGCATATTTAACCATTTTGTTTATCAACGTATATTCTGTCTTCTTTATATCACCATTCGCGAAACCGCCTATTGCTATATAATCATATTCATCGACCATTCGTTTGAAATAGTCTATACCTCTTGACTTATGCCACACAGGTATAGACTTAATACCAGTTTGGTTCTCAATTTTTTTACGCCAAATTTCAACTTTTTCAAGACCAAATATACAGTCAACATCCATCTCAAAAAAGTATCTTACATTGTATTTTTTTATATGGCAGATGTACTTTTCTATATATTCCTCCATTTGTTTTTCTGTTATAGACTTTCCATTCATATATGAAAATGCTCCACTGTCAAGAAGAAAATTATCCGTGCCAACATCATTCTGAACCATTGCGCAACATTTTTCGCCTGAATAAAAAGTCTCTAGTAAATATAATGGTCTACAACATTTTATCATTTCTTTTCTTTGTTCTTTTTTAACGCCACTAGTTGATGTAGCAAGATATATTCTCATAGTTCAAAAATTTCTCCGCAATGCGGACATTTAATAGATTTCACTTTAACATTTTTTACTGTCTCATCTGTATAAAAATCATCATCTGAAATATCCAATGTTTCTCCCAAATCAGGAAATTCAAATTCTGAAATATCTATATCTAAACTTTTTAATTCTTTTTCAAGCATTTCAAAATCCCAACTTGAATATTCTGCCGTCTTATTGTCTACCAATCTATATGCTCTTATCTGCTCCGGTGTTAAGTCATCAATAACTATACATGGTACAGATTCACAGCCTATTTTTAACGCGGCTTTATACCTTGTATGGCCTGCGACTATTACATTATTACTATCAATAATAATTGGCACCCTAAATCCGTAATCTGTTATGCTAACTGCTACTTTCTCAACAGCTTCATTATTATTTCTCGGATTATTTTCATATGGCTTAATTTCTTTTGTTGATTTATATATTATTTCCACAATTAATTACCTCCATTAACATCACAGCCGCCCACCCCTCAGCATTTATTTATGATGTATCATTCCCACAAGACCTAAAATCGCAATATAAAAAGCCGTCCCCATAAGGTAACGGCTCATAGAAAAAAATTTAAAAAGGAGAAATTTTTTATTTCCTACATTATACACTATATCACACTTTCAATGTGACATTCAAGGACATCTTTAACTTTTCGTAGCGCTTTTTCATGCAATCTCAGTATTTGTCTGTATGAATATCCAATATTTTGTGATATATTCTCCCATGTCTCGAAATTAATGTATCTTGATATGAGTATGTTTTTATAGATGTTGTTTTCAACTTTCATTATTGCATTTGTTATTTGTTTCAAGATTTCAAATAAATCTGTCTTATGACAGTCTATCTGCCTGCAGTAATCTGCGTATGTAATTAATTTATTCTCTGTTCCATTCCCGTGACTTTCCTGTACCCTTTCCGATAGTGTTATTGTCGTACCCGTCACTATGTCATAAGCGCGCATTTGCGCTTTTTCTAAAATTCTTATCGTCTCTCGTAGTTTATAACCACGATTTAACCACTGTTTTGTTTCTTCTATAGTCACACCCTGCATATTTAACACTCCTTGACTTTATCACTATTATGTGATATAATATGTTTATTATTTTTCGAGCGTCCTCGCATATGCAGGGCGTTTTTTTGTTTAAATAATATTATTTATTCATATTATCAACTAAGTTTTTACATTTAGAAATAATCTCATTTTTGTAACGCAATGCATTTGTTACCTTCTAAAACAATTTTTCATATGTAATTTCTACTCATTATTATCGCCTTTCTTTTTCATCATTTTTTGTATATTGTTCTTTTCATCTTGCTTAAGTTCGGATAATATTTCTGCATATACTTCTAGACACAATTCCACACTCGGTATTCTTAATATATCCTCTAAATTTTTGAGATTTTCTAAAGTTTGCCTTTTCAGGTCATATTTATGAGCTTGATAAAATTCATTCTGATAATCCATTTTGTGCCTCCTTGATTCTTTCGGAATTTACATAACAGTCATAGCGATTTATTTTATCACGAATTTCCAACGGTTCAAGCTGTAAAATAACATAACCTATAGTTAAGTACTTAGAATATTTTTCCACGCTAATAATATTAGCTAACGCAAAACGTCCTGTATATTCTCCATGCTTATATTCATTTAGTGCAATACAATCCCCAGCAATGTAATCTCTGTCATTTTTTCTAACTTCATATGATTTTTTCCCTTTTATTATTTTGTTAAAATATTCCGGTTCAATCTTTACTGCGTGTAACATTATTTTTCCTCCTCGCCCAAATCATCTAAACTAAAGACAATGCCTCTACAATATATTTCTCCGTCTTCCATTATATCAAATGTTTTGTGGGGTATATCGGTTAGATATGACCATGAAACATTTGACACACACCACTTAGCCCATATTATTTTGCATTTATTACGTTCCTCTTGTATGTATTTACAGTCTTCACAAGCAGGACAAATAAAATCGTCCTCCGGTGAAAATAATCCGTTGCTATTAATAAATGCTACGCCACCTTCATAACACCCTACCTCATCTTGTATTACGCCGTCAAATATCATTAAATCATCACTACGATTATAGACGATAACTATGTTATTTTCTTTAGCTAATCGTCTTGTTTCAGGTGTTACCTCGTCTAGATATTCTCTGCCATTAAGCATTTCCACTATTTTATCAATCATATTAATCACTTTTCCTCCGTTTCTTCATACGCTCCAATCCATGGCTGATAATCTCGCAAATACCAAACTAATTCTCCGTCTTTGTCCAGTTCTTCAATAGCTTGTTTGGCTATTTTTTCAGAGCTGAAATATGTAGTCCCCTCAATTTTCAATGTTCGTGACTGATTTACATCTACTTCATTATAAGTGAAGTCATAATATAAATACCATTTTGTTTTAGCGCATAGATTCCAATTCAAAGCACCTTTATTATGTTCTGCCGCAAATCGTTCTAATTTCGTTTTTATTTTTCTAGCTCTAAATCTATCTTGAGCCAATTTTTTATCCGTAGACATAAGTCCACAGTCAAAAAAAGTTTCGTCACATTTATAACCATTCCATATAAAATTGTCTATATCACCGTTACTAAAATTTACTGCATAAAACTCTTCACAAGCAACAGGTTTTTCAAGTCCTGTGCGTGTAAATAATCTATTGTATTCAGTATCAGAAATTTCATAATCAACAGTTTTCCCATTAGCTACTAATTTAACATTCATTTTCATTCTCCTTTGTCTGTATTGCATTTAGATAATCATTTATTTTTTGGTTTATTACCTTTTTAGTTTTTTTCTCAAGTTTAGGCCGTATATCATCAATGACATCATCTATTACCTCAATAACAAAATTAGGTGGTACTATATGTTCATTTAACGCATTAAAATCGCTTTCTACAGCGTTTAAAATTAAATTCTTAATCCCTTGTCTTAACTCTGTCATATCTTCTGTTGTTAATATTTCAAGTATTGCTTCCATTGTGCCTCTCCTTCCTTATATTCTCACAACAAAGATGGTCGCCTTCACCTAGCGACGTGAAATTTTCGCAACCCCAACATTCTTTTTGTTTATAATCTTTCATTTTCATATTCTCCTTATCTCCTCTATAACATTCGTCCTGGGTATATAGGTTCTATTTTGCTGTTTTTTCTCTGCTTTCCTTACATCTCCTAATAACCGTTGTAAGGACCCTATAATTGATTTATTATCTTTTACCCATATTGATATTATTTTTGTTGTTTCTGTCATATCCTTTGCAGTTCTTCTTTGGCGGCGTATAGATTGTAATTTAGTTGCTAGTCTCGCACGCTCTTTATATTTAACCGGGTCTATTTCCATTTTATGTAATATATCTTGCGTAGCTTCATCGCATTCTTTTAACATATCTCTGGCAATATCATACATTTGACATTGCTCTTCCATGTATGATAAAAAATCAGCTATTTTATCACTTATCATCTTTTGTATCCTCCTTTTCAATCACATTTTTTGCATACCACTTACAAACAAAACAATCTATTCCATCAGGAGCTTTGCCGCACAACGTAGGGCTCGGCACTTTCGGCGGCTTAGTGCATTTAGTTTTCAATTTTAACTTTCATCTCCTTTGCAAGCTGTTTTATTACGTCTCCCCCAAAACTATTTTGGGTTAACTTTATAAATTCTTGCACCGTCATTTTGTCGTTTTTAACATCAATGTTGTTATTATTCTTCGTAAATCGTAACTTCTACCCTGGGGTTTGCTTTATCAAAAGCAACCGTATCCACCAAACCCATTACATATTTCTGACTGTCGTTTGGTATAACTCCGGCGGTCTGCAGTGCGTCCAGTATATACTTTTTACCGGAGTATATATTGTCAAGGTCCCGTCGTCTGTCTTTCTCAACCCATAAAAATTCTATGTATACCGGCGTTTTTGCTTTGCCTATCCGCTGTTTCCGTATCTCAGAAATTATCTGAGTGTCAATCCGCTTCTTAAATGTCGCCGCCTTATATTTGTTGTGCCTGCATACGTTGATATAATCATTAAGGCTCGGCAGCCTGCCGCTTATCGTAAATTTTATCATCAATATTCCCCTAACATGTTATCATATAATTTCTTTTCTATTTCCTCATAATTAGTCTTGTTAGTATCCGTATAATTATTAAACTTGCTTTTAGCTACGCTGACAGTATTAGTCGTATTATTTTTAAGCGGATAGACTGACTTCCAGCTATTTTCAATTGATTGATTAAGTATTTCAATCTGTGTTTCTACGTCCCCCATTTTAGAAACTTTAGTGATGAGTAATTTTAATGCTTTGTCCGTCATAGGTGCCTTAATCATCTTTCGCATTTTTATAAATTCTCGCAATGTATCTTTTAATTCTTCATTTTCAACAAGAGAATCTATTATCTCATCATACCCGGTTTTCTTTCTTCTTTCTTTCTTTTTATTAGATGTAATATTAAATGTATTATTATATGTATTATTCTCTTTAACATTTTTGTTAATAGGTGGCGCACTTTTTTGTATAGGGGTCTTAACATTTTTGTTAACACCCCTTAACATTTCTATTGGTGGGGTATTATCATTTTTAATAATAGGGTCATAGCATTTTTGCTGAACAATTGTCTTGTTTCCAGTGATTGACAATTGTCTGCATTCAATTTCTTTTGTCCCGCTTTTATAAAAAATATTGCTTGTTAAATACCCCTTATCACAAAGCATTTTTATCCACCTAGAGACCGTAACGGTTGTTACGTTATATAAATCAGCAAAATATCTGTTTCCAGCCCAACAATAGCCTTTTTCGTTTGTCAGAGCCGTTATTTCTCCATACAATAGCTTCGCGTTGGCTGGCAACTTATCATCATACCTCACATCTGCCGGAATGATAGCATAATACGCTTTTTGTTCTTCCATTTTCTACACTCCCTTAAAATGGCAAGTCATTAGGTAAGTCGTCAAGCACCTCAAAATCATCAGCCGCCTTTTGAGGTGTTGAATTTTGTTGTTTAGGGCGACTGTAACCGTTATATTCATCTCTCGCCTTTTTTGTTTCACCAAAGTCTAGTTCATTCGCTATAACCTCAGTAACATAATTCTTTTTGCCGTCTTTCCCTTCCCATGTGCGAGTTGAAATTCGACCACCAACAATCACCATCATACCTTTATTGAAATATTTACCGAGGAACTCAGCCGCCTTGTTCCACGCTATGCAATTTATAAAATCCGTCTTTTGGCTGTCGCCATAACCGCTGGCGACCGCCACGTCAAAACTGCATACTGGCTTATTTGTGCTCGTGTATCTGAGTTCCGGGTCCCTGGTTAACCGACCCATTAATATTACTTTATTAATCATTTTTATTCTCCTTTTGAGATTTTTTTATATATAACTACAACCGAAAATTTTTCTAAAATCGTTCTCGCTCCAACCATATACTTCCATAGCCCTTATTTGGGCTATTTCTTGCAATTTAACTCTGATATAATAGTTTTGGTGTGCACTGTATTCCCCGAATATATGACATTTATTGTGGTGCAAATAAACCGTCAAACCATATTTTTCCGACGTATCACGCAGTGCACCGCCAAATATATGGTGCTTGTCTAAATGGTCTCCGCATTCGCTCATTTCGCATATATAACAATGCGATTTATCTTGTTGTATAATGCTATCCATTTATTTTTTCGGCTTCCCATAATGATTTTAGTTTTGAAATTTCGTCCGGGGTTATTGTCTGAATACCCTGTTCTCTGCAATCCTCAATTACGCTGTCTAATAATCTTGACATCTGTTTTGTATTGTATGTACTACTACCGTAGTAAAGATTTACGATTACAAAACCATCTTTATTAGATTCGTCCACCCTTTCGGCTATCCAGCCAACACCGTTCATCTGCCACCCTTTGATTAACGTATCGGCGGCACTTTCGTTAATTTCCGCAACACGATAAACGTTAGCATTTAAAATATGCTGACGGTATACAGATTCTTTGTCCACGCCTATTTTATCGGCTAATTTGCCGCATAATACCCATAGATAAGCGTTAGCATTCAGCGACCTTTTTTTACGGTGTTTTTTAAGCTCAATGTCTAATAACTTACATTGTGACAGCTCATCATAAGCGAGCTTTAAATCGTTTTTTTCATTGACGGCAAGTGTTAATTTGCACTCGCCGTCTAAAAATCCCATACTTACGTCCCTAATTGTTCCGGTCAATCTCATTTCTTATCCGCTCCAACTTTTTTAATTGACCCATCAAGCATTGTTATACATTTTTTAAAATTAGTATAATCAAATTCATTAAAATTCGAACATTTATAAAATTTAGAAATTTCCTGCTCTGTCGCATTTCTGCCGCACACGGTGTTATATTCCTCTAACTTTGCTTTTAAGGTGTTGACCGCTGCTATATTTATTGTCTTCGGCGGTTCATCAATCATATCATCAATCTGTTTTGCGATAGATTCATTCGTACGTTTTGCTGGTTTACTTTGGTTTAAAAGTGCATTTCCCAATTCTTCAGCACTGCACATACTACCATCAATACCTATCCCGAGATTGGCTAATGCTCTGCCCCAGGCGGACGTTTCGCAATTTTCTATGTATGAAGTTTTGTTAATAAAAGAACTTCCTGCGTCCTCGTAAGCATAACCCGTAGCAATCGGAAAACCGTCAGGGTTGTTAATTGTTGCACACATAACAACACGCTTTTCCGATAATTCCACGATAGTTGTTATCAATCCATAATTAGGATAATTTTTCCTGAACGCCTTTACTCGCTCATTAACAAGCACATACGGCTTGCCTTTTATATCTACAGTATTCAATTTTTCTTGTGACATATTATATTCCTCCTAATCGCTTATTTTCATATTCTTCGTCCAGCTTGTCATAATATCCATAGGGCAGTTCTTCCTCCGGCTCATCGGTCTCAACATAATTGCCACTGTAAAACAGCTCTAAAAACTCAGGAATAATCTCTTTAACAAACCAGTCAAAGTCAGGAGAATTTTCGTTGATTATCCCAATACCGCAGCGGTTCAGCGCATATGTAAGCCTATCCTCAGGCTCTATTATTTCT